CCAGACCGTCCACCGTCCCCGTGGAGGCGATAGAGGCGATTATGGCGACGCGGGAATATGGCTTGGCGAAGTACAAAGACGCGGAGGACTGGCGAAGCATTGAGCCGGAGAGATGGCACGAGGCGCTTTTAAGGCACGTCCTCGCGATTTGGGAAGACCCGACGCACATTGACGAAGAATCCGGGCTGCCGTCTATTTGGCACGTGATGACAAACGGGGCGTTTTTGTGTGCGTGCTTGAAGAATGTCTTGGACGAGAAGATGAAACAAGGAGGCTGATACGGTGAGCAAACCGCGCTATGGGTGGTGGGGCTACGCGAAATGGATGATACGAAGTTACAAAAGCGGTACGCTTATGACGCGGGATGAAGTCGCTGCTGTCGAAGCTGCAATTGAGGAAACAAAACAGCTTATCGACGGGGCGGAACGCCTCCGACTCATAGATTTGGTTCTTTGGAAGCGTACACACACCTTACAGGGCGCTGCTATGGTGGTATATGTTTCGGAGCGTACCGCTCAAGAATGGCATAGGCAGTTTATCTACTTGGTGGCAGAAAAACGTGGTTTATATTCAAAAGTTTGCGTAAGAGAGCCTTAAACATAGTGTATCGTTGAGAGCGTAGAGGTGTATCCTCTGCGCTTTCATCTTTCTTACGGCTACGCAGCGTACTGCGGAACCTCCTTTTTCTTAGCTCCACCGGAAACCGCAATCCGGTGGAGCGTGAAAAGGATAACTATTTCGAGGTGGTGATTATGGCTGCGAGGTTGACAGATCGAAAAAAAAAGAAAATAGTTGCCGACTGGGTAGAAATGCAGTCATACAACGCTGTTGCGAAGAAACATGGCGTCACGCACCAGACTGTGAAGAGAGTTGTTGACGCATCACCAGATATCAGCGAAAAAGTACAGCAGAAAAAAGAGGAAAACACGGCTGAGATGCTGGCTTTCATGGAATCGCAGAAAGGCGCGATGCAGGAAGCTATCGTTTTGCACCTGAAAGCGCTGACTGACCCAGAAAAAATCTCTACAGCGACGCTGAGCCAGATCGCGACATCATTTGGTATTATCGTTGACAAGGCAACGAAGAACACGGCCAGCAGCAATGACAGTCTGAATAAGCTGGATGGGCTGCTTAGGGAGTTTAGAGATGCTGTTAAGTCAGAAACAACTTGAATTTGCGAGGTACGCAAATCATCGCTGGAACTTTAAGGGCGGAGCAACTCGAAGTGGGAAGACGTATCTTGATTTTAAATGGATTATCCCACTTCGTATTCGGGAGCGTGCCGGTAAAGATGGGCTTGCCGTCATCCTCGGTGTCACAAAATCAACAATCGAGCGAAACGTGCTCGAGCCGATGCGAAATCTTTACGGCGATAAGCTGGTAGGAACGATATCAAGCGATAACACTGCTTGGATATTTGGCGAGAAGTGCTATTGCCTCGGTGCGGAAAAGGTGTCTCAGGTCTCGAAAATCCGCGGCGCGTCAATCAAGTATTGCTACGGTGATGAGGTCGCAGATTGGTCGGAAGAAGTCTTTGCACTTCTGAAAAGTCGACTTGATAAAGAGTATTCCTGCTTTGACGGAACGTATAACCCGCAATATCCGAACCATTGGTTGAAAAAGTTCTTGGACAGCAATGCCGATATTTTCAGCCAAGTTTATACAATTGATGACAATCCGTTCTTGCCTCCTTCCTTCGTAGAAAACCTAAAGAAGGAATATGCCGGAACGGTTTTCTACGATAGATACATTCTTGGGAAATGGACGCTGGCAGAAGGACTTGTATACCCTATGTTCGGCGATTCCTGCATTGTGCAGGACATACCGGACACCGGCGATTATTACATTTCCATTGACTACGGCACACACAACCCGTTTTCGGCTGGCTTGTGGTGCGTGACGAAAACGGAAGCGGTGCGAATCGGAGAGTATTATTACTGTGGGCGAGAAGAACGGAAAGAAAAAACGCCGGAAGAGTATTATTCAGAGGTCAAGCGCCTCGCGGGCGGGAGGGATATAAAATGCCTGATTGTAGACCCGTCGGCGGACGCTTTTATTGCCACCGTAAAGAAGCACCATGAGTTCAAAGTTCGCGGGGCTGTGAATGATGTACTGCCCGGCATACAGACAACGGCTGAGATGATCGCGTCCGGGAAGCTCAAAATCCATGAGAGCTGCGAGGACGCCATCCGCGAATTCGGGCTTTACAGATGGGATGAAAAAGCAGAATCTGACCGCGTCGTGAAGGAAAACGACCACGCTATGGACGAAATCAGGTACATGGTGATGACGGTCTTGAAAAAGCACTTCAAAGAACACAGATTTGTGCCGGAACTGGCGCGGTGAGGTAAAAGATGAAAACATATCAGGATTTTTTAGAGGTCGCGGAAAAGTCTGACCGGGAACGGATGGAATTTGTTCTGTCCGCGATAAATAATCATAAAGACTCGGATTTATACAAACAGGCGGTTATTGCGAAGGAGTATGACGCGCACCGGAATGTGACGATTGCTAATTTTCAAAAGCTGCTTTATACACTCAATGGGAAAGTCATTCCGGACAACTACAGTCCGAACTATAAGCTTCGGAGCAATTTCTTTGCAAATTTCATCACGCAGGAAACGCAGTATTTGCTTGGAAACGGCGTGACACTGAAAAAAGAGGAAAACAAAGCGAAGTTGGGCGCGGGGTTTGACACACGGCTCCAAGACGCAGCACACGACGCGCTTGTCGGCGGCGTTTCCTATGGTTTCTGGAATCTCGATCACCTTGAAGTGTTTGATGTGACAGAATTTGTTCCGCTTCTGGATGAGGAAAACGGAGCGCTCCGGTCTGGAATTCGTTTCTGGCAAGTATGCACAAGCAAGCCGCTGCGTGCTACGCTCTTCGAACCTGACGGATTTACACAGTACATCCGACGGAACGGGGAAGAAATGATGATCTTGGAGCCGAAGCGCGGCTATGTGGCTGTGGAAGCGACTTCTGAGATTGACGGGACTGAACTTCTGGCGTATCAGAATTATCCGGGCTTCCCTATTATTCCCATGTACGGGAACCGCGCAAAGCAGTCTGAACTGGTCGGACAGCGCGAGGCGATTGACTGCTACGATTTGATCAAATCCGGCTTTGCAAATACGGTTGATGATGCATCCGTTATTTACTGGACGATCTCCAATGCTGGCGGCATGGACGAGATCGATATGGCACGGTTCAAAGAGTCCATGCGGCGAATTGGCGTGGGTCTTGTGGACGATGACGGCGCGAAGGCGGAGGCTCATACGCTCACAATCCCGGTTGAAGCTCGGGAAGCGCTTCTTTCCAGAATCAGCGACGATCTGTACCGAGATTTTCAGATGTTGGACGTTACAAAACTGCAAGGCGGGCAAAAAACAGCGACTGAGATCACGGCGGCATATCAGCCGATGGATAACAAGGTCGATCAATTCGAATACTGCGTAATTGATTTCTTACAGGCGCTTTTCAAAATCGTTGGGATTGAGGACGAGCCATCTTTTACTCGATCTAAGGTAACAAATCAGCTGGAACAAACGCAGATGGTGCTTCTTGCGGCAAACTACCTCGATGATGAGACAATTTTGAATAAGCTCCCGTGGCTGACGCAGGAAGAAGTCGCCGAAATTCTGAAAAGAAAAGCGGCAGAGGATATTGAGCGCAGCTTCGAGCCGCCGGAGATGGTGAACGATGAGACCTGATAAGGGATACGACCTCACCGAAAAAGAGTTAAAGGCGCTCGAAAAGCGGATATATGATTCTTACAAAGAAGCGTATGACGGTCTGACGGACATCATCAAGGAGTATTTCGCAAAGTTCGCAGACCGTGACGCTTCCGAAAAGGCACGGATGGACGCTGGCGATATCACAGAGGAACAATACAAGCAATGGAGGCTTGCGCAGATCGGGCGTGGAAAGCGCTTTGAGTCGCTACGGGATAAGGTCGCAGAGCGCATGACAAATGCAAACGCTGCTGCTGTTGCGTATGTCAACGATGCAACGCCGGGCATTTATAGTTTGAATCGGAATTTCGCGGCGTACACCATTGAACAATTGACCGGCGATGTCGGATTTGACTTATGGGACGAACAGACTGTAAAGCGCTTGATTGTGGAACAGCCGGAGCTTATGCCGTATTACCCGCCGAAAAGAGCGTTAAAGCGCGGAATTGATCTTGCATGGGGCAAAAAGCAGATCACAGCCAGCGTCACAAGCTCCATTTTGCAGGGCAAGAGCATTAAGCACATGGCAGATGATCTACAATCCAGAATTGTCACCATGAACCGCGATTCCGCTATCCGGACAGCTCGAACGGCAGTCACGGGTGCGCAGAACGCCGGACGGATGGATTCTTACTTTGCGGCTGAAAAGATGGGGATTAAATGCCGCAAAGAGTGGATGGCGACGCTGGACGGAAGGACGCGCCATTCACACGCGATGCTCGATGGTGAGGTTGTGGACAACGACAAGAAGTTTTCTAATGGTTGCCGATTCCCGGGAGACCCGCAAGGCAGACCGGAAGAAATATACAACTGCCGCTGCACGCTGGTATCTGTGATAGAGGGAATTGACACATCCAGAGGACGGCGCCGCGCCAGAGATCCTGAGACAGGGAAAAATGATCTGATTGAAAATATGACTTACGCCGAGTGGGCAGGATGGAAACAAAAAACAGGCACCGATAGGTTGAGCATAGCAGTTGAAAAAATTAGAAATGCAGACAAGGTTTCTGACATTTCGAGAATTGTTCAGGACGAGACGAAGAAATTAGTTGACCTATCTGGCATGGAGTTAGACCTTGCAAAAGAGAATATGGAGCAGATTCTTCGGCTTGGAGATGAATATGGATATCATTTTAGCGAGATTGTAACTACATCTGGAAGAGCGGCACTCGGAGAAGTAAAACGATCCGGGGCAAGAGCGGAAAAAGTTTCTCTACAATATCCAAAAAAGTATTATAAAGATCGGAACAGTTTGTTTGCGGAGCTGAGAAAGTCGGCGGCAGCAGGCGAAAGCCCGCGCCTGGGTAGACGGCAAATCGGGGTATATACAACAACGCACGAATTTGCTCATACGCTATCCGAAGAACTGACAAGCCGCCTTTATGGGTATGGGGAAGAGATCAATTTTTGGGATGAAATCGAAACGGTTTACAATAAGGCAAAAAAGGACAAACCGGAAGAACTCGGGAAGTATGCGTTTTCAAACCAAAATGAATTTCTTGCAGAATGTTTTGCTTATGCCAAATTGGGCGGTGCCTCGAATCAGTACGCAGACGAGGTATTAAGTATTGTTGATAAATATTTTAGGAGAAGGCGATGAACGTTGAATTTATCGACAATTCCGAAGAAGTGAAGTCCGCTATGCACGACGCGCTGATTCGCGCCCTCGAAAAGATCGGCATGACGGCTGAAAAGTACGCGAAGCGGCTTTGCCCGGTCGATACCGGCAATCTGAGGAACAGTATCACGCACCGCGTAGATGAAGGGGAACCGGCTGCATACGTCGGAAGTGACACGGAATATGCCGCATACGTCGAACTCGGAACCGGTAAGTATTATCCGGGCGGAAGACCTACGCCGTGGGCGTATCAAGACGAAAATGGGAACTGGCACTGGACGGCGGGCAATAAAGCGCAGCCGTATTTGAAGCCCGCAGCGGCTGACCATGCATCCGAATACCGGAAGATCGTAGAGGATGAATTGAAAAATGGCTGAAAGTTTGCGTAAGAGAGCCTAAAATATGCGGTATAAATGTGGTAACAGTGAAGAAACGACTGTTGCCACATTTTTTTGTTCTGTCGCGGCAAAGAACCGCCGACAAGGGAAAGGGAGATAGAACATGGCATTAACAAGGAAGCTCCTAAAGGGAATGGGGCTGACGGAAGAGCAGATGGACACGATCATTGAGGCGCACACCGATACCGTAGACGGGCTGAAAAGCGATCTCGCGCGGTATAAGGCAGACGCTGAAAAGCTCCCCGGAGTACAGGCGGAGCTTGAAAACCTGAAAGCCAAAGGCGACGATGGCTGGAAGGATAAGCACGACAAGGTCAAAAAGGAATTTGACGACTACAAAAGAGAGCAGATGCAGAAGGAAACCAAGAGCGCGAAGGAATCCGCGTATCGAGAACTTTTGAAGTCTGCGGGTATCAGCGAAAAGCGCATTGATTCGGTTTTAAAGGTCACCGATCTTTCTTCGGTTGAATTGGAAGACGGCAAGATTAAGAACGCCGATGATTTGAAGAAGTCCATCAAGGAAGAGTGGGCAGATTTCGTTGTTACCACGAAACAGAAGGGCGCGGACACCAAAGACCCGCCTGCAAACAACGGCGGCGCTATGAGCCGGGACGACATCTTTAAGATCAAGGATGCGTCTGAACGGCAGGCAGCAATTGCCGCAAATCTCAACTTGTTCGGAAAGGAAGAATAATATGGCAGCAAAAAACAATCTGACCATGACGAGCGACGTTCAGGTAACCGCTCGTGAAATCGATTTTGTAACACGCTTTGCGCGGAACTGGCAGCACCTGCGCGACATTCTCGGCATTATGCGCCCCATCAAAAAGCAGCCGGGTACTGTTCTGAAATCCAAGACTGCGAGCGTCACGCTTGCGCAGAGCGTCGGCGAGGGCGAAGAGATCCCCTACTCCAAAGCGACGGTCATTGAGAAGGACTATGCGAACATCAACGTCGAAAAGTACGCGAAGGCGGTCTCTATCGAGGCAATCAAGGAATACGGCTATGACGTCGCAGTCGCGATGACCGACGAAGCTTTCCTGTATGAGCTTCAGACCAACGTCACGAACCGGTTCTACGACTACCTGAATACCGGTCTTCTGAGCGTCAGCGAAACCAACTGGCAGCGTGCGCTTGCAATGGCGAAGGGCGCTGTTATCAACAAGTTCAAGCAGATGCACAGAACCGCGACAAACGTTGTCGGCTTCGTGAACGTCATGGACTTGTATGACTATCTCGGCGGCGCTGATATCACCATCCAGACTGAATTCGGCTTCCAGTACATCAAGAACTTCATGGGCTACAGCACCGTGTTCCTGCTGTCTGACGAAGAAATCAAGCGTGGTCGTGTTATTGCGACTCCAGTCGAGAACATCGTCCTGTACTACATCGACCCGGCTGACAGCGATTTCGCCCGTGCCGGTCTTGATTACAGGACTGATGGCGAAACGAACCTGGTTGGTTTCCACGTGCAGGGCAACTACTCCACGGCGGTCTCCGAGTCCTTTGCGATCATGGGAATGACCCTGTTCGCGGAGTATCAGGACGGCATTGCCGTTTCTGACATTGACGAGACCCCCTCGCTCGGCACACTGACCGTTACTTCGGCAGCCGGAACCGCAACCGGCGACACGAAGATCGCAGTCAACCCGGCGAAGGAAACGTCTGGAAATGTCTACAAGTACAAGGTAGGCGATTCGGCTGAGACTGTGACCTATGGTCAGAATGTCAGAACGTGGTCGACGTGGGACGGCAAGTCCGATGTCACGGCAGCGACGGGCAAGAAGATCACAGTCGTTGAGGCTGACGCGACTTATAAGGCGCAGAAGGCTGGCAATGCGACGGTAACGGCGAAGTAATGGAGGTGGCAGTGTGATGCTGACTGAATTATGTGGCGTGCTTCGGAACTGGTTCGAGACTGACAGAATCAGTGGTACGTACACGGTCGAAAACGGCAGCATCACACTGCCGTTTTTGCAAAACGGACAGTTTTTCCGCGTGGTGGGCTCTGTTTTCAACGACGGAGTCCACCAATACCCGGATTACGCGATGGCAGACGAAACATTTGACGGCTCTATCTGGCCAATGTCTGTTCCTCCCGCACTTCTCTGCTTGGGAGAGGAAATCAAGGCGTGGCAGGAAAAGAACGGAGACATCGCCGCGAGCCCGTACACGTCGGAGAGCTTCGGCGGGTACAGCTATTCGAAATCGACGAGCGGGTCTACAACCGGCGCTGGAATGGTAACATGGCAGTCTGTTTTTAAGTCACGCCTGAACCAATGGAGGAAGATATGAGCTTACTTGACGATTTTGCAAGACCGTGTGTCCTCTTGGATAAAAGCCGTGTTCCGGACGGCGAGAGCGGCTATATCACGACGTGGGCGGAAGGCGCAGAGTTTTACAACTATCAGGCACTTGATACGTCGATGGAGGCCAGAAGAGCCGAAAAAGAGGGCGTTACAAGCGTTTACTCGGTTCTGGTTCAGCAAAGCGTTCCGATTGAGTATAACGACTTCTTCCGGGATAAAACGACCGGTGAGACGTACCGTGTAACATCGGAGCCGATGGCAAAGAAAACCCCACGCTCAGCCAGCTTCGATCTCAAGTATTTCACGGCAGAAAAGAAGGCGTTACCGGCATGACAAAAGGACAGGCTCTACAAGAATGGTTTTCGCAGTTCCTGACATCCTATTCGGCGTCCAGCGTGCCGGACGATGCTGTTTTCCCGTGGCTCACGTATGAGCTTATTACGGGCGCGTGGGACAGCGGAGAAATCGGGCTTACGGTGAATCTGTGGTACTACACGGAAAAGGAAGCAGAACCGAATGCCAAAGCGCAGGAAATTTCGGACGCGATCGGTTTGGGCGGCGTGTTCGTTCCGTGCGACGGCGGCGCAATTTGGATTAAGCGCGGAACGCCGTGGTGCCAGAACATCGCGGACGATTCCGACAAATACATCAAGCGGCGGTATTTGAACGTAACGGTCGAATACATTACCGCGAACTGAAAGGACTGATTTCATGGCGAAATTTACAAAAATTCCGGCGGATACGTTTAAGCAGCTGCAAATCAACGCTGGCGTTGTTTTGAGCGAATTTACGCCTGCAACCGGAACGTTTGAACCGGAGAACCAGATCGGTGCAACTACCGGCGGCGTTACATTTTCCGCGACACCGACGTATTCCGACTACGGCTCGGATGTGGACAATTGCCCCAAGAACACAATGGAAATGAAGCGGATGGACGATGTCGAAGTGAAGCTTGCTGGTACATACGTAACGGCTACGACCGCCTCCGCGAAATCTCTTATGGCGGCGGCTGACATCGACGGCACAGATACGACGAAGGTTGTTCCTCGGCGCGATCTTTCGGCGGCTGACTTTGCGGACATCTGGCTTGTGGGTGATTATTCCGACAAGAACGGTGCAACAAACGGTGGTTTCATTGCTATTCGTCTTATGAACGCGCTGTCGACCGGCGGATTCCAGCTGAAAACAGCGGACAAAAACAAGGGGCAGATGGCGTTTGAGTACACGGCGCACTATTCGATGTCGAAGCAGGACGTTGTGCCGTATGAGGTTTATATCAAAGCCGGTACGGCTGAGACATAAGGAGAAGAAAGTATGAAGTTTTCGGAACTTAGAACGGATAGGGCAGCTGATGTTCTTTGCGAGGTCAGCGTGTACGCGCTCAACATCCTGACGGACGACGAGCTTCGGGAGAGTCTGAAAGCACAGATCGACGCGGAGAAGCCGCAGACGGCGGGAGAACGGTACGCGATCGGTGCGCAGAAGATCGGCCAGTGGATTCCGCTGATCCTGAAAAAGCACCGGGAAGATACGCTTGGTATTCTGGCTGCGGTCAACGAAACGACTGTTGAGGCGGTCAAAAAGCAGAGCGTACTAAAAACCATGCGGCAGATTCAGGAGATCGTTAAGGACAAGGATATGCTGGATTTTTTCAAATCGTGCGCGTCGGAGGCGAAAGCGTAACGCTTGCGCTTCTGGCAGCTCCAAAGATAAGCGTGGGAGGGCTGATTCGCCTTTTGCCGATTTTGGTAAAGCGGCAGCAGGAGGAATCAGCCTTCCGCATTTATACGACGGAGTGTTTGCGCACAATGACGGAAAACACAGCGAAATTCGCGGGCGGCAGCTTTGTTCAGGCGAAATATTCCGACCTGATAGACCCGAAGCCGCAGGACAACCGAACCTGCGAAGAAATCACCGCCGAGGTTGTTAAGCGGTGCGGACTGGTGGTGAAAGATGAATCTATTTGAACTTTTTGTAAAAATCGGTGCAGATACGACCGAAGCGAATAAAGGCATTGATGAAGTTGGGCAGAAAACATCCGGGCTCGGGGAAAAGCTGAAATCTGGGCTTGCTACGGCTGGTAAAGTGGCTGTTGCGGGTGTCGCAGCTGGCGCTACTGCAATCGGAGCGCTCGGGACAAAAGCGGTTGCCGCTTACGCCGACTATGAACAGCTTGTCGGCGGCGTGGAAACACTTTTCGGAAATGCGAACGTGGACGCGCAGCATTTTGTGGACATGTTCGGAGTGAGCATGGAAGAAGCTGAAGAATCTTTGGCACATTACGGCGACCAGTCCGAAAAACTCATGGAATACGCGAACAACGCCTATAAGACGGCTGGCTTGAGCGTCAATGAGTACATGGAGACCACGACAAGCTTTGCCGCAAGTTTGATTTCCAGTCTGGGTGATTATTCTTATCAGGCTGCGGCGTTTGCGAATACAGCTGTTACGGACATGGCAGATAACGCAAACAAGATGGGTACCAGTATGGAATCCATCCAGAACGCGTATCAGGGTTTTGCAAAACAGAACTATACCATGCTGGACAACCTGAAACTTGGCTACGGCGGCACGAAAGAAGAAATGAAGCGCCTGCTTGCGGACGCTGAACAATTAGAGGGGCTGAAAGTCGGCTCCTTAAGCATCGACAGCTTTGCAGATATTGTCACCGCAATCCATGCCGTGCAAGAGAACTTGGGAATTACAGGGACAACCGCAAAAGAAGCAGGCGAAACGATTCAAGGCTCTTTTGGGCAAATGAAAGCCTCTTGGCAGAATCTTGTGACCGGCATGGCAGACCCTGACCAAGATTTGGGCGTTTTGGTAGGAAACTTTACGGATTCTGTGGTCATCGCGGGAAACAATCTGATTCCTCGGATTCAGGAGCTTTTGCCGCGTATCGTCGAAGCAACAACGTCCCTTATCGGAACGGTAAGCGAACAGTTACCGGCGATTCTGGGAACTGTGTTACCTTCGCTTGTAGAGGGAGCTACGAGCCTTGTAACCGGTCTTATGGCGGCTTTGCCGTCTGTGTTGTCGGTTTTGGCGGACGTTGCGCCGACGGTCATCAACACACTCGTTCCGGCTCTCATTGAGCTTTTGCCGCAGATCACACAGACGGGTATTGATGTAATCGTATCGCTTGCACAGGGTATTGCAGACGCGCTCCCGCAGCTGATTCCCGCCGCAACGGATGCAATTATTAAAATCGTAGAGGTTTTGACCAGCCCGGAAAACCTCGGGAACCTGATTGACGCAGCGCTTGCTATCATTCTGGCTCTCGTTGATGGGCTTGTAGATGCGACTCCAAAACTGATTGCAGCAGTCCCGGACGTTATCACGAACCTTGTCACGGCAATTATTGCAAATATGCCGAAAATTCTTGAAGCAGGCGTGGAAATCACAATGGCGCTTGCAGATGGGCTTATCAAGTCGATTCCGGAATTGGTGGCGGCGATTCCGAACCTGATTCTCGGTATCGTGCAGGGCATTATCGACAATCTGCCGGAGATCATCATGGCAGGTCCCAAAATTATTGTAGCCCTGGCTACCGGACTTATTGAAGCGATTCCGGATATCGTCATGGTCATTCCACAGTTGATTCGGTCTATCGTGGACACATTCCTTTCGTTTGACTGGGGAAGCATCGGCAAGAACATTGTCGAGGGCATTAAAAACGGTTTCGTGAATATGTGGAACAGTTTCAAGCAGACGGTTGAAAACGTCTTCACGGGGCTTGTAGACGGTGTTAAAAGCTTCCTAGGCATCGCGTCCCCGTCTAAGGTCTTCGCCGGTATTGGCGGATATATGGCGGAAGGACTCGGGCAGGGCTTTGACAAAGAATTCTCAAATGTCAAGCGTGGAATTCAAAGCCAACTCGATTTCGGCACGATGACCTTTGGAATGTCTTCCTTCGGTCATCTTCCGGCACTCGCCGGAGCAGGCACGACGAACAACTACTACAACATCAATGCCGACCGGGTGAAGCAGTTTAATGACATTATCCGAATTACAGAAAATGAGCGTTTGACTTCGCGGATGGGGGTATCTGCATGAGAATCGACGATTTCATCCGCCGCATGAAAAACCAGAGACGAGTGGCCAGAATGGGGGTGTCGTGAGGTGGCAACGAGTTTTAATCTGTACTGTTCGGCATTTGCGATCTTGAAAAATGACGCGCAAAACGTCAACGACCACACAACATCACCGGCAAAGCTCTACTATCACGATTTGTTGTACTTGCAATTCCAGCCGCCTAGCGACGGGAAACAATACAAAAAGCTTGTTGACGATTGGACCAAAATCAACGTATATGTGCAGTCAGCAGGCGAAAACGACACAGTCAACCTAAAAATAGGTACCTTGACTGAGAGCTTCGACCCTCTTACCGCTACCTATGCTACCAAGCAGCGTTTCCACGTGAGCAAAGTCGAGACGAAAAACGTTTACGCTGAAGACCTCCCGAAACTGTGTGAGTCGACATATGGGCTCCCGATTCCTGACGCGGTGCAAAAGGGCGTGTTTATCGATATATCGATATCTATGGATTTTGCGTCAATCGTTACAGCAGGCGCAAACCGGCCATATATTCCAGTGACTGTGGACGATACGATAACCTGTGGGCTAAAAATATTCGAGACAACTCCGAGTTCGGGGTCTATTGTGAAAACAGAGCCAAACACCTTCGCATGGGGTACAGCCCCCGCGTTAAAATGCATCGCTGTGCTGGAACAGACATCTGCCGTTTTCCGCTGGCGCTCCGGCACGAGCGGCACGATCCACACGATCAATGTCTCCGGCAATTCGCAGAGCGTCACGGTGCCTGCCAACACCTTCGCTGGCACGACGAGCATCCAGTGGCAGGTCGCGGTCACGGCAAACAGCGGCGTGGTCACAACCGAGGATCTCTCCCGCCGGCTGACGGAG